ATTGTAAAGAGCAGACGAAACGCCAAGTACAGTTCTCAACTGTGACGCTGTAATAATACTTGGCATTTCATCCTCTCTAAACTGCTGGCGGGGAGATCGGGAGCAACCCCCCCGCCATGATTAATTGATTACGCTACGTTCAACTTACGGAACGCTGCTGGGTAGCGGTTAACTACGCAGACATATCCGTATAGACCGATTTCAACCTGACCGTTTGCAACTACGTTTGCGCGTAGTTCGATGCGATTGCTCTCGTGGAAACGCATTGCGTTTGATGGGTAAACGAGTGCATGCTTTGCGCCTGCATCGTCACCTGTGTAGTTAGCATCAACAACAAGTCCAAGACCTGCGATTGTGCCTGATGTCGATCCTTGTGTTACAAGACCGTTAGCATTTGATGGTGCTGCTGCTGCGTATAGTGGACGACTTGAGCCATCTACTGCGCCAAGCAGACCAGCGAAATCGATACCATCTTCGCCACCTGTGTTTGCAACAAGTAGACGGTTTGGTGTGGAGCGCATTACGCCGTATGAATCAGCAATACCCTTTGCAATAGCTGCATAGATTGTTGCTGCTGATGATTGTGTTGCGTTCTGTGCTGCAATCTGTGCTGCGTATGCATCTGTCTTGATTGCGTAGGATTCAGCTAACTCGCGTAGATACAAGTCTAAAAATGCTGGGTCTGAGCGATCTAACAACTCAACATCGATGATGCCAGCGCCTGCAAACTTAACAACTGTGTCCTCCTGGAAGGTTACTGTTGTGTCTGTTGATGAGAACTCTGCGCCCTCTGCTGTAACTGCAACAGTTGCCTTTGTGCCCAACTTAGGTGTGAAAACCTTCATGCCTGATGCTGGAAGTGCTGCTGTCTCGATTGAATCGATAAATGGACGTGAGTTATCGATGATTCCGATTACATCGCGTAGGTAGTTAGGTGGAACCATACCTGTGTTTTCTGCAACTGTTGCAACCTGTAGAGCTGCAACTAGATCGCGAGCGTCTGCGTCTCCGCGTGATGCTTGAATCTGTGCCATTGCGTACTGACCTGCTGTTACGTCAAGATTGACGCGTGGATTTGTGTAAAAGACTGGGCGTGATGCCGCTGCTGTTACCTCTGACTTTGCAGCTTCAACCGTCTCGGTTGATACTGCCTCTGAAACGGTTTCTGACACTAGGTCATCTCCTTCGGTCTTAGGATCCTCAATCTGAGGCTCCGGGTTTGATTCGGTTGCTGCAGTCCCTGGTGTTTCGGTTGCTGCAACCTTTTCCACTTCTGCTCCTGGGATTGCTCCTTCAGTTACAAGTGAAACTTCAATTAACTTCGATGCGCTAATAGCCATAACGCCATCCTTGTTATCCCACGCATCTACTTTAACGCCAACGCTGAAATCTGAACGAAGTCCAGTAGCAGCTTCTTCTAATGCGTCATTGCCAGCGGTTGTCTTAGCGATCTTAAATGAAGCCGTTACGCCTGACTCATCCTCTGACCACTCGATAATTTTTCCGATCGGTTTGGTCATTTCGTGTTCAAGTACCAACTTTGTGTTCTTGCTAAAAGTAATTGAGTTTGGCAAGAAAACGGTTTGACCCGCTGATGTATTACCAACTGAATCCCATTGAACGATGCGACCTGCAATAATGCGTGATTCTGCATCGCTTGCTGTAATTGTTACCGGCATTGTTATTTTCATGATAACAAGTCCTCCTGTTGTCTGATTTCATCAACGCTCATCGCGCCAATTCGGTTTAGGATCTCGTAAACTTGAGCGCGCTCCAAAGGATTGCCACGCAAGAAATCATCTAATGCATATCGCACTTCGTTGCCTTGACCTACAAAGTCAGGCATTGACAAACGCTGTTCGATTGCCGTCAAGATTGGACGGAGTGAGAAATCAACCAATGAACGACGTTCTGAAATAGCATTTGAGTAAGTCATTGAAGTTGTTTCGGCGCTTGCAAAGTATGCAGGCAATCCAGCAGCTCGACATAACTCAAGCGCTACATATTGACGCGCTTCGTTGAGTTGCAGTTTGTTAGGATCAATTCCCATCGCCTGCAGTTCAACATCGGCGTTCAGAAATGCTGTGCTCCGAGTGCTGCGGGCGACGCGCCAGGCTTCAAGCAATTTGCCAATACGCTCGCTAGTAAGATTTGTTCCATTTGACTTTAAGACCATCATTGGTACTGGCTCTTTTGCAAAAGCCTCTGATGCATTTTCTAATGCAACTGCTGCGCGGATTGTGCGACCTGCGCGAGATAAGAATCCTTCATCCAAACCATTAAACACAACCAGAGAACCAACACCCATTGAAGCAATAGCATTTCCATCAACTCTGTATCCGATGATCTCTGTGTTGTTTGAGTTTGTTGTATAAGTAACGCGATCAGGTGATACGCGTGTCCATTCTTGAATACGTCCATCGGCATACATAGACATTACTTGTCCATACGCCACGCCGTAAAATAGTAAATCCTCAGCGATGTATGAATAGATAGATGATCCGGGAACGCGTGAATCTGGTTGGTTAATTACGCGATTGGGTTCAACTCGTACCCCGGAAGATTTAATTCTTTGCTCTAGTGGCAAAGATGCAACTGTAGAACAGATGATGTTGCGCGCTCTTGCAATTGTTGGTACCGCCATCGCCTGCTGACGATTAGCAGTTCCCAAAGGATAAAATAAACTTTGGATTGAGTTATTAAAAGGTGCCGGAGTTGCAGCTGCGTCTACCGTCATTGTCTGCGGTTCAGGAGCCTTTACGAAGAAATCTCTGAGTGCCATTAGCATAAAATTATAGCATAATCAACCCAACACGATGTCCACTTCTGAGTCAGGACGTGTCGCAAAGTGAGACACCATTGCCATTCCAACCGTGGCGCAAATTGTGGCACCTGACGCTTTTCGTCCAAGGTACCAACCGCCATCTTTGAATGGCAGCTTAACCGCGGATAAGACTTGCTTGTTTAACTCTGCTTGGTTTGTGTGAACCAAACGCTGGGAGGTAATAGCCGACAACATTTCATCGCAGGCTTGCCCATAAATCGCCCCATCGATGGCTGTTGTTGGAATACCTGCCGGAATCAATCGAGAAGCAACTGCACCAGCCGTTTGACGACTATAAGCGACCGTCTCCACGCTGTATCGCTTAGTCCAAACGGCGATACTGTTCGCTAGGTCTTTATCATCAATCGAAACTGGATTCGAATACGTTTCCAGTAATACAACACAGAACTTGTCCCCAACAAGTCGCTGTGCTGCAACTAATGCAGCTGCTTTTCGATCTGGGCTCAGATCAATAGCCATCCAAGTTGGTTGCTCCCGATCCAAAGCGAGCGTACCCTCATGCGCGCACTCTGTCCAACTTGACGGATTGATGGCTGGGTTAATCTGGCTTACCCATTGGCACAAAAGTTCTGTGCGAATAATAGACTCATCATCTGACATTGCAGACTTGAGATTGTCGATGTGAATAGTGTGTCCTAGCGATGGATTGGCTTGTTGCCATCCCTTCATATCATCGATTGCACATCCTGGCTCTGCCGACCACTCGAACCAACCAATAGGATCATCAGATCCAGCAGCTGCAGCGAGTCCACGCTCGCGCATACGATTCAGGATTACGGAATGTTGGTCTCCGGCGTTGCTATACATAATCGCCTGCGGATTCTTACTTGCCATTTGAGTAAAGCGCAAAGATGCCCAAACTTCGTCATCCTTATATTCGCGCACTTCATCCAGGTGGATTGTGTCCGGCGCTGCGATACCGCGAGCAGCCGAGTTATTGGCTCTTACCAGGTAACGGGTGCCGTCATTAAGTTTGATTTCTTGGCTTCCCTTAGTTTCGTACTTTTTAACAAACCGTGTCACAAGTTGTTCATTGGCTTGGATGATCTCATCGATTTTCCAAAAGATTTCAGATGAGGTCGTAAGTTTGTGAGCTGTGTGGATTTGCAAACGCTCACCCCAGAGAAACATCCCAGCCAAGATTCGAAGCTGCATGAATGTGGACTTACCATTCTGACGGGCAATAATGACCCCTACCTCGTTGTGGTACCAGCGCCCGTCAGGCTTGACCCGGTGCATCTCCATTGCGAGCAATTTTTGCCAAGGGAGAAGTTTGAAGGTCTGCCCAGTCACCGGATCGATGATCTGCTCACAGAAATCAATCATTTCCTGTCCGCGGGACGGTAAATCGACCGGTTTTGACCTAACACGCGGTTCTGTCGCCCCTAGGTAAGCCGTAGGAGGCTGTTCTAAGCCTGTTTGAGGGTTTTGAGTCATATCTAGTCGAGCTCTTCCTGATAGTGGCTTATTGAGCCGTTTTTGGGGGCAAAAGATCCAA